CCAGCAGAAGTAGTAGATACTAAACCACTACTTGCAATATCGATCTTAAAATCTATTTTAGTATTTTGTTTTGCTTTAATGTAGTACTTAATCGCGATGTAAGGCTGAACACGATTCGCAGTTGTTATGCTATGAGAGTGACCTGTTGTGCCTGAAAGACTCGATAAATCGTCTTCGGCTGTGGTGCCTCCATGGATTGAACCATTAGCACCGCCACCGGTATATGTCGTAAAATTAATAGCTGTATCCTGCGAGTTGCCTGAAGAGTTTACTTCATTCGGCCCTTGCATATCAATAGCGTCGCTACCCAAGGTATTTCGGGCGCCACCAGTATTACCTGCTAGAGTACCGCGATTGTCGTCAGCGATCGCAAAGAGATTATTACCCGCGTTATCAACGAATCTGTGACGGTGAGCAGGAATATGCTGAATGCCAAGTATACTATTTGACGTAGATGTAGTAGTAGCATCTCCTCCGTAGTTACCAAGAGCACCAGCATTAAATCCTCCGGCCGAGTCAGTTCCTACTGCAACTCTACCTCTATAATCTGGAAGCTGAAAGTCAGTAAATGGATTACCATTTGTATCGGTCCCACTCGCGCTTCCTCCATATCGATATCCTATTACGTCAAACAAATCTGAGTACTCACCGTCTTTTGAAACAAATGCCCCTTCACATAGCAGATAGTTAGTATCACTTGTAAGTCCGCCTAAAGCTATAATAGAACCAACCGGCATAACTTCTTCGAACACTGTCGTAGTTTGTTGAAGACCACCAGAATTTGCAAAAAGTGTTGCAGCGTTTTGCCAAGCAAGATCGCCGTTTGTAGTAGCAGATGTAAGCACAGCATTATTAATTGCAGGAGCACTTGGAACGGTGTATGTTTTAGTGCCAAGTATTAGCTGACTTCCTGCCTTTACTTTATTTGAAGTTAATTGTATCGCTGATTCGATTTCAGTATCAACTGACAACTTATTAGATAAACCAGTTAATATTGAATTGCCGACTGAAATTGATTGAGTGAAAGTTGCGGCAGAAGTAAACTGCAAAGGTGTAGAAACACTTGTTGACGTACCGCTAATAGGAACATAGACGCTTGACAAATTGGCGATATCCGTATTAATCTTAGCCGTAAGTGAAGCGTTGACCGTGTCAATTTCTCGTCTAAGCCCATTAGTCTTTTTACGCCAAACATCGAAAGTATCGTCACCGATAATTCCGTTTCCAAAATCCATTATATCTGATTGCTGTATTGCCATAATTCTATTTATCTACTAAAATTTGAATGCTATAATTCTAAATAATACACCACTTCGAGCATCGTTGTAATCAATGAATTGGTGCCCATTTCCAGTTTTAAGTGTACCATCACCCTCACCAGCTCCAACTGCTTGTCCATCTTGGTGTCTAAATTGTATTAAGCCTCTACCTGACCTACATCTAAATTGGTTTGTTTCAATCATAACTGAAATACCTTCAGGCTTTGCGTTATCATGATAAGGATACGTAAGCGCAGGATTCAATTGTGTAACTTGACCATTCGGAAATTTCAATTGCATTATATAAGTTAAATCCTGTGTCCCTAAATTATGTTGAATAGTAAAATCCACGTCATCTTCTACAACTTGTGTGAAGGTTGAAATAAAATCTGCTTTACCAAAAAATCTACTGGTTTCAAGCGATGTTGGTTCTGCCTTTAGCTTAAGACTATTACCACTAAACTCAAAATCATTCGAATCAACATCCATCTTAATAGTATTGACACTATTTGCCGCTAAAAGATTTGTTTGTGCCGCTTGACCATTAATCAATATACCATCACTTGGAGTAACATTCTGCGTAACTATAGAAGAGCCTTCGTATTTAATAATGTAGTTAAGCGTAATGAATGGTTGAACGTTTTGAGTAGTAATCGATAATGGATCACTACTACCAGCTGATGTTGTTGTCCTCGCAAGCGCGCTAATTCCGAGGTGGAAGTTGTTACCTGTATCGTATCCGCTCGCATTCTCATTTTGCTGCGGCCCTTGATAATTTCCAGTAAGCATTCCATACGGAGTATTATGTGTGTGCTGAGGCATTTCCTCAGGCTTGATAGTATGTGTTATATCATGCTGATATTCACCACCAATCGTAGCGCTATTTGAGGTGTATGTTTTACCGCCTAACGTATTGAACGCTGCCGATAAACCATTAACGTCACTACCTTCTCCTAGACCAATAGGGACACGGCCCTTTAAGTCTGGAAGATTAAAAGTAGTAGCCGCGCCAGATTGATCTGTCGTGCCCGCAGCAAACGCTGTGCCGCCATAGGTATTGTTAAGGACTGCGTGTAAAGCTTTATACGTAAATGTGTTTAATGATTGCCCTTTGCAAAGTAACCATTTCGAAGGTGCACTAGCTTCAGTCCATAGCATGACTGATCCAATAGGATTTGGATCTTCAATTAAGAAAGCTTCAACATTTGCTTCGGCCGCGGTTTCTGTTGCCCAACTAAGACTATTTCCAGTGCCTGCTTTTAGAATTTGTCCTGGGATTGGCGCAGAGCTTGGCCAAGTGTATGTAGTATTAGCATATTTTGTTCTGCCTGTAGGAACGTCAAGTTCACTCGCCTTTAGTGTACCACCAGCAGTGTGTAAATCAATTGATTTTGTAAACTTAAACTCACTTGACTCTACATAAATTTTCCCATTAGCTCCAACTTGAATAGCGTTCGCTGAATCATCTGCTGAAGTAAATTTTACTAATCCTTCAAACTCTTTTTCACCAGTAATATTATCACTTGATGTAAGAGTCATAATATTATTTTCACCGCCAGTTACACTAATTAACCTAGATAGTTGTGTATCGACAGCAGATACATTTGCTTTATTTGTTATACCTTGACGTGCTACATCATTCGTTTTCTTTCGCCACGAATTAAAGGTATCACCCGCAACAACACCAAAATCTATAGACTGCACATCTACATCTGAGATTGGACTTGTATATGAAATATAAGCTTCACTGCTATAAGATCCTGTTGGTGCAGTTCCTTGGTTGCTGCTAGTAGGGTGCACAGCATCTTCAACTGGCATGTAAAAAGTAACTCCAACAGCTTCTTCAAACGTGTGCGGATGAGATGTTCCGAGACTATTAGCACTCGCTGCGTTCGCTTCTGCTTGAGTCAAGTATAAAGGAGAATAGAATCCCTTTACGCCAAAAGTAGCACCCGAGTTACTTGTTCCATATATGTAATACACTGCCATAGTTCTATTTATCTAATTTTTCGACAAGCTTTTCAACAAGATTTGTTAGTTTATTCACTTGTGTTTTTAAATCCTGTATTTCTTTTCTTTTATCTGATTGCATTTTCTTTTGCAATAATCTTTTACGATAACCGTTAGTATCATTTGAAAGAATCGCCTTTGAGTTACTATCTCTTTCTAAATCTTTTCTTTCTTTAACTGATATACGATCCATTTTAAATTGTAGCGATCGCTCTAAAATCTTTTACCATAGGTGCCGAGGCAGTGTTTTCTGCGGTAAATACTATCTTCACCTGAAAGGCTGAGAAAGGTTCAACCACTCCATCACCACCATATATGTATTCTACTTCTCCGAATATTCCGGATGAACTAACTGGTATAACACTAGACGAAATAATTTCATCAAACGCGATCGTACTAATAGGTGCATCTCCTGTTTTTACTCGTATATACACCTTAATTTCAGATTGATCATTTGGCTTAGTTGCGTTAATAATAATATTCACTTGGTCAGAAGCGTTATTCAACTCAACCTCACGAGTTATGTATCTTGAAAGCGCAGAACCGTGACCTGGTAACAACTCTGTGTCTGTCTGAGGATCATCTAAACTTGATGTTGTTAAACTACTCAAAGTACCAATTACGTTATTTTCTGTTACTAACGATACTCTATCCAAATCAATTACCGGACTTACAAAATCGCTTTCGCTGGTGAACTCTGCATCAACATGTAATAGTCCAGAGGTTGTTCCTGCTCCTGTTACGGTTTGTAAAGAATTGAAATATAATCTTCCATTGCGCGTTGTGTTAAAATCGCTTGATCCTATACCTATTCTATAATTAATATCTGTATTTGAAAAGGTCAAATCCTGTGAAAGAAACCGCAGATTATTAAAAGTCATGTTTGGATTACTACCTCCAATTCCTAGAGGATCAAGTCTGTATGTAAATCCTGAAAGATTACTAAACTTTGCTCTCCAAATAGTCATCTTAAAATCTTTATTTTGATCAGGCGTCCACGTCGATGCGTTTTGTGATTTAAACGAAACACCAGCATACGTGTTTTTAGAAATCCTTGATCCAGTGATTGTATCATCTCCTCCAGTTTCTGATAACCATAAACGGTAATCTGGTGAGTTAGACATTACTACAATAGCATATTCAACGCCAGGAGCAAGATACACAGGAGATTCAAATTTAAATCTTGTTGCTAATCTTGCCTTATCCGAAACTGCTACACCAGCAATTGCAACATCGTCGGCTGCAGGATTCGCTGTGGTTGTTCCATCACCTGTTTCATAGACCAATGTAGTTTGTGCCTTTTTAACAACTCGTGAAAATGGAATAACTTTTTGTGTTGGCTGCCCGTTTTCAACTGTGACTAGATGTACGTTCAATGGTACGTTTGTAGACTTCGCTTTAAAGAATAAATCGATTTGTGTAGTATAACATCCAGTTGGTACGTTGCCTATTATAAAGGATTGGGCTAGAGGATCGTAATATGCGGCTTTTACCTTTGTTGTAATACCTGGAACAAGCTCCTTTATTCTTTCTCCAGTAGATACCATCTCAAGTTCACGGGTTGAAACCGCTTGCTCTTGTTTAGTTTGCAATAATCCTCGAGCTATGTACGTTACACTAGCTGATGTCGTGGTATTTGCTAAATCGTTAGTAGATGAATCTGTTATTTTAAAAACTCTTGCACCCGTTAAGAATTGTAATGCTTGGTTATTAGGAACAATAAGGAATCCTTCGAGATCACCTTGTGCATCACTGATGAGTTCAACTCTTGTTTGATCTGCAGTAGGCAACGCTGCAAATGCTGCTGCAGCTTCTTTGTCAAACGTAGATTCATCGACTTCTTCATTGTCGATTCCATAAGTTTTAAAGGTAGCCTTTGAACAATAAGCTGATACATCCACACCATCAAAAAAGGCAAAGACCTTAGTATTAGGTTTAAGCATTTGTGCTTTAAAGTAAACTCGTCTTGAGCGAATGAATGGGATAAAAGATACATCAAGCACTTTGTCGCCCATACTAGTTTCTACTGTATTGACTACTGCTTCTCTCTTATATCCTTCTTTAATCGTTTCTGTCTTAAACGTTGTAGTAGTTTGTCTAACTGGTCTGCCGCCAGTAAATCCCGCAGCAGTCTTTGCTGCTGAAGTACCAATGCCGAATATTACTTTGCTGCTGCTTTTTAATCTACCAGTGACAATTGTTTCTGTAGAATCATAGACTGTAGTAAACGCCTCATGGCCATTAAAAACATTTGCAATAGCATCGATACTTCCTTCGATATTAATAATATCCTTAGGCCGTCTTTCAACTTGTATCCATTCATCGGACGAAGGAGACATTTCAATGGCACCATTCCATGAAGCTAAATCAAATGGATTTACACTAATATCAATACTTGCAGTTGGTTGATGAATTAATTTTTCATTAGTGAAAGGTAAAGACAATAAGCTTCCTTTTCCATCGCCTCGATTTGCATTTAATAGAGCGTTATCTTGATTACTATTTCCAAGTAAACCAATTCCTCCTTTTTGCGCATATTTTAAACGGTGTTGATTCAAAGAATACTTCGGTCTTAAAATCCCTTTCTTCAAATCTATAGATGCTGCATATCCAGGATCTAACACATCCGCAACGCCTTGAGTTAAAAAGCTATCTACAATGATGCCATTCTTAAATCTTTCGCTCGTACCGCCGCTATCAATAATTTGTTTTCCATTTGCTTCTCTTTCAAGCAATGAAAGCGAGGTGTAGTATTCTACGTTTTGAACACGCTTTTCTAAGCGGCCGATGTCTTCCATCGTAAATCTACGATTATCAACTAATCTAGTTTGAATATCATCCGCGGAACGTGTATAAGCTGGAATATAAAGAGAGTACAGAGTCATCGTGTTATCTGGAATCGATGGGATAACCGGCTCAATAGCCGAATCTCCTTTTATGATCTTATACTCACCAGTAGTGTTTACTACTAGCTGATCAAAACGCGATTTGTAATAATCAAGTGTAATTTTTGTAGCCGCATTAGGATCTAAAGACTTATGATCTGTGGTCTGGTTATCGTCTGGTCTAAAATCTAAAACATCTGTAAGATATTCTCCTTTGTACTTACCAATTGATGCATAAGGAACAGAGCCATCGATGTAACTCTCAACGCTGTAATAATCACCCGCTGTTGTACGGTTGTAATATCGATATGTGATTTTTAATCCTGTCGTGATCTGTGCACCGGTGTATTTAACACTGCCTAATTTGTAAACACCATCGCGCTGTCCGTTATCGAGTTCAATGTTCGCTGATAAATCAGTTACTGGTGAGCCATCAACTGATGTTACAGAAACTATATCGATTATGTCTCTTTTAGCTAAATTAAAGGATGCGTTTTGAGCTACTGTTCCTCCACTCGCAACTAACTCTTCACCTGTAATAGTGGCAATCGATTTAATGCCTCTTTTAAGACCATTGCTATCATCTAATGACACTTTCACTGGTGCGATTACGTCAACCGTTGCAGTCGCAACTGATGAAAGTGTAAGATCAACAGTTCCGTTAGAAGCAGAAAAGGCTACACCAGTTACAGGTATACGAGCATCACCGTTTTGATTTGTAACAATATACGAATCAACAGAATCATTAAAGAACCGAGAATTGGTTTTTCCACTTATCGCGGCTGAGGTAATTTGAATTACATTACTGCTTAAGCTTATGTCCTTCGCAGCAGCTCTTATTACAACTTCCGAACTAGTGCCACCAGTGGTGATACCTTTAATGGTGTTATAAGGAAGAGAAATTATACTTTGATTATTTCCTGTATCAAAAATCGGTGTAGGGTTCGAGGTATTACTTTCTTGCAAAGTTCCAGTGAATGTTTGTCCAGTATGAATCGCGCTGCCAGTTATAGTCAGTGCAGTTCTAGGTATTTCTCCGCTTAAATCATAAATGTATAATCTGTAAAGTGCACCTGTGTATTCAATCCCGCGGATTCTGCAAGTTACAACAGGATTATTAGAAGCGCCACCTGTATTTTTAAACTCGTATGTGTTAGATGGATTTTGGTAATCTGGAATATTAGCAATCGCTGATAGCTCGATATAGTTACCAAGTTTAGCTTGGCCAAATGATTCTACACCATTTTCGAATTCTCGAGACTTATCTGCAAATAAGTTTAAGGTATTCTCTAACTCAACACGATATCCTTTCACGTAAGAAACACCAGGCTCTACTGAAAGAGCATACCGTGATTCACCGAATGTTTGAGCTTCACTTTGAGTATTAATTGTCTGGCCATTTAGCCCCGATGCTACATCAGGATTTTCAGTAGTAATATTTAATGCTTGAATCTGTGTATCATTATACAATCCATCGTTACCCAATTCGTCATTCCTAAACTCTCTTCGTCTCGCGATAAAAGGAGAAACCGTGTAATTGCCGCTTTCTTCAAATGTCCGTGTTGCAAGTTTTTCGTCAAGTTGACTATACTCAGGTTTTGCAGTCTGGATATATTGCGACAAAACTACTTCTAAAAGATTTATGTAATTTACTGCAGTAGTACCACTAGTTGACAAGGCGCATTTACTAGTGTTTTGAGAAATATTAGTTATCGCGGAATCATCTATAAGAAGCACTTGAACAAGATCAACAGAGTATCTATCACCACCTGGAGCTCTATCGTTAGGTGTTCCTGCAGCGTTATCAAATAAAGACGTGTCTTCTGATGTCGTTTTAATTACTTCATCTAAGCGGAAGGCTACAGAGCCTGTAATTTTAGTATCTTTAGTTGGCTTTTCAATAAACAATCTACTTATTGTATCATTGTATAAAAACGTTCCTCGCGAAAAGAATACACCAATGTCTGTAGTAAATTCTGAAGCATAACCAACACCAGTGTTGGCGGCAATAACACCTAATGATGCTCCAGCACCTAAAATGTTTATTCCTCCAGGTGTTGTAATCAGCGCTAAATCAAATACAACAGTACGACTAGCTTCATCACCTGTATCGCTAAACTCTGAAGTATTCGTGTTACCTGACTGATTCGCACCTGAAGAATTGTATCTTAGATATAGTCTCCATCTTTGATTGCCTACTGTAGAAATATTTTCGGTAGCGTATACTTCGGCTGATAGCGCTTGGCCAAGCACAGTATCTTTTATTCTTATGTTCTTACCAACAACTAAATCGATATTAGTGTTTACTGCAATAGCCGATGCTGCGATATCAACATCAATGTAATTTACTATATCAGTAAAGTATGTACTACCATCTAAGACAGGTCCGTCTTTATATACTGACTTGCCAAACTTATCGATCTGAGATTGCAGCATAGACTGCATCTGATTTAATTCACGAACCTGAACGCTTACGCCAGGTTTGAATAAAATTCTTAGGTAGTTCTTATCTTCTAATTTTGAAGTATTGAAATCATCAAAATAAGGAGATGCATCATAGGTTTTAATAGCCATAAAGATTGTCTTTTAAAACTGGATTACAAGTTTAATTTCTTCTTCTTGCGCCGCAGCTCTTTGAATTGGTTTTCTATTTTCTAAGAATAGAACTTCTCCTGTACGAGGTGTAAGTTCTGGTGTAACATTCGAATCAGCAGTGTATGTGTATTCAGCACTATCAGTACCACCCGCTTTTGCGATTATAATTTTAGTGTTAGTGCTATCACCAATAGTGAAATCATTATGATTTACATTTGCACTACTGTTTTGGTGAAAGTAAATGTGTTTATTAGTAACATCCACATAATCCACAAAAGCTTTTGCTTTAGTATAATCACTTTGGCCATCAACCACCCCACTGCTATTATCATAAGTGCCGTCTACGGTTGTTTCTCTGATAATATCTCCAGTGCTAATAGCATCCAAACCGGTGGGGCTAGTAACGGTGAGTCTACGCAAACCGCTTAGAACTTCCTGTAAACTATAATCACCATCGCCAGTAGGAGATGGACTATCGTCTGCAGCGTTCCGAGTAGGTTGTCTGATTAAAGAAATTTGGCGGTATTTTACATTAGTAGGTATTTCACCTTCAACATCGCCGTTGAAATCAACAGCCAATCCGGCGTAAAACGCTGGTAAGTCATTCACTGGGTTATTACCGAATCCATCTACTGGTGAAATAAGAGGTCTAATCTCTGGCGCTGTAGTAGAACCTACAGTGCTAATAGATCTTACAGAAGCTCTTAATACACCTTTGTTTGATATCATATTATCAACACTATTTAAAGCAGCTGATACAAATCCTGTAATTGCACCACTTGTAATAGTAGCAGTACAATCAAGAATCTTCGGATCTTTGTGAGTCGAATCACTTATCACTAATTGAAAATCTCCTGCAGTTGCTGCATTAGTGAGTCCAGCTCCTGGGTTTACTATTTCAAATCCGTAAACGATTCCTCCACTCTTGTTTGCAGGAGTGCCTGTACCGCTTTTTACTTTCTGAACTTCTATAAACTGGTCTGTATTAAATTCACTTGCAGTAACTAAATCGGCTACGTACACCCATATATAATCATCGCTGCCACTATTCGATACTGGCTTTCGACCGTCATCAGTACCGCTACCTGTAGGAGGAACCGTTGATGCACCTGCCACATACGAACCATTCGTGCCGTAGGAATCATTGGAGTCATTGTCTAAACAAATGTATACCTTATCGCTATAAACCGCGTAGCAAGGATACTCAGTATTTCCAGATATGCTAGTTGAAACGTTAAACATGTCTGGATCATTCTTATTCCACCTTTTAAATCTACGATTAGCTACCCAATTAATCTTTGGGATAACGTGTACAGCGTTAGTGCCTTTGATTGCTACTGCACCTATTAAGTTATCAGTAACTTCTTCGGTTTCGCTTACACTACCATTCGGCAATGGTGTAGAAAAACTTTGATTATCTTCGTTAATAACAGTACCACTTATGGTTTGTGTATCCCACGGGTCTGATTTGCCGATTCCAATAAAATACTCAAATCCACCTAAGTCTACCTCAGGAGAATCGTCTGTGCTTCCGGCATTTTTATCAATGATATCGTTGATTAAAAACGTTGCCGAATTACGTCTAAAATCATCTGTAATTATTGCTGCCATATTTTTTTATTCTTTTTATAAGTTAAAGTTTAGTTATTAGTTTTATTTATATAAGTTTCTCCATTACTTTTGAAGAACCTCTGATAAAAGTTTTGTCCATATAATGATTGCTAGTATCTGTTATAACACCTTCAGCGAACTTAGGTGTATCTTTAGGACCATTGCTAGGATAAGTGTGACTTAACGCGGTGCCGTTTACGCTAAACGCCGATGTGGTACTATCACCCCAGTATATTGTTTCTGCACCAGCATAAAATGTACGCCCTTGGATTTGCATTCCGCTAATAGCTGCTGCAGTGCTTGTTCCACCCGCGGTGTGCGTCCAAAAGACTCCAGCACTTTCTGATAAATCATGATTTGCTATTTGTAGAGGAGGATCTTTATAAACGAATGCTCCTAATTGTTGTCCTAGAAATCTTCTCATCAATATCCTCCTTGTTCGCTATTATTGTTATTATTATTATTATTCGCTGCAGGCGTATACTCGTTATTAGATACAGTGCCAGCACTTATATATGTATTAATATTAGGTGCATAGCCTTCTTCTGTTATAGTCACCATATCACTAATGGT